CTGGTAAAATTGTTTCTATTTCTTGTGCTATAACTCCTACTTGTACTCCTTCTTTATTTACTACTGCTGAATCAACATTATCAAAATCAGTTATTTCATCTTTAGTTCTATATTCAAAGTTTCTAACTCGTATTTTATTTATAGCTTCTAAACCTATGTTATTATCTTCTATATTCTTTTTAATTCTTCTATCAGAAGTTGTTGACCAAGATGATGAATTATTACCTTGATATACTCCACCACTTGATGGAGGATTTATAAATCCTGTATTATCTCCTTTACCAACTGAGTTAGCTCCTATAACTAATTCACTATGACCACCAGCACTTGTTTCAGCATCAAATCCTACTAATACACTATTACTTGAACCTGATATACCAGAACCAGCACCATAACCTATAACAGTATTATTACTACCTGTTGTCATATTGGCACAAGTATTACTACCTATAACAACATTATAATTACCTGTGGTTGAGTTCATAGCTGCTCTATAACCTAATAATGTTGCATGAGCACCAGTAGTTAAATCTTCGCCAGCTTCATAACCCATAACAACATGAGAATCGCCTGTCGTACAGTTGAGTAATGCTGCATATCCCATTGCTGTATTACCAGCAGCTGTAGTGTTTGCATTTAAAGCGTTAACTCCTACAGCTACATTAACACTACCACTTGTATTAGCTCTTAAACTATGTTTACCAACTGCTACATTACTATCAGCTGTATTATTTTCTAATGCTTCAACTCCTATAGCAACATTACCACTATGCGTTGTGCTATCAAGTAAAGCTGCTCTACCTATAGCAACATTATCACTACCCGTTGTTAGTTTACCCATAGCTTCATAACCAACAGCAGTATTATTAGAGCCTTCAGTAATTGCATCTCCACACTCTGCACCTACTGCTGTGTTTTGAGCTCCTGTAGTATTTGACCTTAATGATTTAGAACCTAGTCCTGTATTGTTACTTGCTGTAGTAGCTGCTTGAAGTGATGCATAACCAACACCTACATTATCTTGACCAGTTGTATTAGCTGATAAAGTATCTCTACCTATACCAACATTTTGAGTACCTGTAGTATTAGCATCAAGACAAGTAGAACCTATAGCTACATTATGACTTGCTGTAGTATTGCTTTGTAAAGCACTTCTACCAATAGCAACATTGTGTGAGCCTTCAGTATTGTTAAGTAAAGAATATAAACCAACTCCTGTGTTTTTATCACCCGTAGTATTTGCATTAAGAGCAAAGCCTCCAATTCCTGTATTTTCATCTGCTGTTGTATTAGCAGAAAGGGCATCGTATCCTACAGCAGTATTGTTTTCTCCAGTTGTGTTTGCATCAAGGCTGGTAGAACCTACTGCTACATTTTGTCTACCTGTAGTGTTTACTTCTAAAGCAGATTTACCAATAGCTGTATTGTTATCTGCTGTAGTATTACTACTTAAAGAATCATGCCCAACAGCTACATTATTTTTACCAGATGTATTAGCATCCATTGAATTAGAGCCTATAGCTACACTATTTCTACCAGAAGTTAATGCAGCAAAAACATCATCACCTATACCTACATTATCAGTAGCACTTGATAAAGTACCTGTACTTGCATTTTGACTAATTAAAATACTGTCAGTAAAGTTTGTGGCATCAGCAAGAATACCTAAACCATTTACAGTACCACTTGACATAGTAATACCATTAGAATCTATAACAACTCTTTCAGTACCACCAGTATCAAATCTTATTTTATCTTCATCACTTGATTCTTCTACTTGTATTTTTGTATCTGAATCTGCATCAATAATTTGAGTAGAATCTGAACTTGCTACTGAAAAGTCTAAAGTACCATCACTATCTTGATAAGTTACTGTAATACCTGATTCAGTATTTGAAGATACCATAGCTCCTACAGTATCTTGAATAACCTCACTTAAATCTATATTTGCAGTACCATCAAAGCTTACGCCATGTATTGTTCTTGCAGTTTCTAAAGCTGTTGCAGTAGCTGCATTACCTGTAGTATCTTGGTTAAGTGTACCAACTGTAAAGTCTAATGTTCCATCTCCATCTTCGTAAGCTACTGTAATACCACTTTCAGTATTACTAGATACCATAGCTCCTACAGTATCTTGAATAACTTCTGATAAGTCTATGTTTGCTGTACCATCAAAAGATACACCATGAATTGTTCTTGCTGTAGCTAATGCTGTAGCTGTTGCAGCATTACCAGTTGTATCTTGATTACCTGCAGTATTTACACCGGGTAGGTCAATATTAGCACTACCATCAAAGCTTACTCCACCAATATTTCTTGCAGTTGTTAATGTAGCTGCAGAGCCTGTAGTATTTTGGTTAAGAGTTCCTACTGTTAAATCTATTGTACCATCAGCATCTTGATAATCTACTGTAATACCTGATTCAGTATTAGAACTAAACATAGCACCGACTGTATCTTGCACAACTTCTGTTAGGTCTATATTAGCTGTTCCATCAAATGAAACACCATGTATTGTTCTAGCTGTTTCAAGTGCTGTAGCTGTAGCAGCATTACCTGTAGTATCTGCTGAACCACTAAATGCAAAGTCTAATGTGTTATCACTATCATCATATGTAACTGTTATATTTGTTTCAGTATTTCCTGATACCATAGCTCCTACAGTATCACTAATTGTTTCTGCTAGTGTAACTCCATTAATAGTAATTGCATCAGCTTCTAATGTTCCATCTATATCTGCATCACCTGATATGTCAAGTGACCCTGCATCTAACTCACCACTAATAGTGATATTTCTACCACCAGTAATATCTTTATTAGCATCTGTTATAATAGCTTTACTTGCTATTACTGTTCCGTTTGTTATACCATCTATAAGATTTATATCTGTTGCACTAGCTGTAACACCATCAAGTATATTTAATTCTGCTGTGGTGCTTGTAACACCATCTAATATATTTAACTCGGCTGTAGTACTTGTAACACCATCAAGTAAGTTAAGCTCTGCAGCAGTTGATGTAACTCCATCAAGTATATTAAGTTCTGCAGTAGTTACTGTAGCACCATCTAATATATTTAATTCTGCAGCAGTTGATGTTGTTGCTAAACTTACAGCTCCACTAGAAACTGTAAAGTCATCTGAACTAAATGAAGCAACACCTTTATTACTTGTTGTTGCATCTTCAGCAGCAATAGTAATTGTATTACTTGAAGCAGAAGTATCAATACCTTCGCCACCTGCAATAGTTAATGTTTCACTATCTAAGTCTATTGCTATTGTACCACTATCTGTAGTAGCATCTAAATCTTGTGCTGTAACCTGTGAATCTACATAAGCTTTAATAGATTGTTGAGAAGCAATACCTGTAGCACTATTAGAAGACATATCATCTTCATCAAGAAAAGCTTTACCATCTAATATATTTAATTCGGCTGCTGTAGATGTTACACCATCCATTATATTTAATTCAGCAGTAGTTGCAGTTACACCATCCATAATGTTTAATTCTGCTGTAGTTGCAGTAACACCATCAAGAATATTAAGTTCTGCTGTTGTAGATGTTACACCATCAAGAATGTTAAGTTCAGCTGCTGTGGATGTCACTCCATCTAATATGTTTAGTTCAGCAGCAGTTGATGTAATTGTTGTGCCACCTAATGTTAAAGCTCCTGAAATATCTACTGCACCATTTATATCAATAGTTGTTGCAGCTATTTGTATTTCTGTATCAGCTACTAAATCTAATTGACCATCAACACTAGAATTAATGTATATAGCTGTATCTCTAAATTGTATTTTTTCTGTTGTTGCAATTAATAAATCATCTGAAAATTCAAAATAATCTTCATCTTCTTTCCATGTTAATACACCATCATTAGATGTAGCATTAAATGTTATAGCAATATCATTATTAGTATTAGTTCCAAATACTAAAGCATTACTAAATAAATTTGAAATAGGTCCACCATCTCCTGTAGTACTACCATCATGTGTATGTCCACCAGTAACGCTAAAAGCATTTACTAATTGATTATATTCATTATTAAAAAGTGCAGCAGTAATGGTATCTCCATCACTAAATGAACTTTGTCTTACATATCCTGCCATTTTTTATATCTCCTCTATTGTCTTCCCGATGGTCTATAATTTATATAGATACCATTAATTGTATATGGTGCATTAGTATCTTCACTAAAAATTCTAAAAAAATTACTATGTCCACTACCTGTTAAAGTTTGTCTAACTAAGGGTACTTCAGAAGCTCCAAACTTTCCAGTATTAAATACAGCACTACCAAATAAAGCAGGTTGTGGTATGGAATCTAATACTATATCTACAGGTTGTGGTGTAGTATTACTATCATAATCAAACTTATATCTTAATGTAGGTTGACAGTCTCCTTCAGGAGTAAATGAAAACTTAGCATAATCTAAAGTTTTTAAAGTTCCTAAATCACCATAATCATAATCAGGTGATTGATATTCAGCTAATATAGCTACATTATTAAAACTGTTACCTGTATCATGATTAAATATTTTACCATCTCTATCACCATGATAAACTTTTTCTAATCCAGAACTATCAAATCCTGATGTAATTGCAGGTGCTTGTATTCCTATTGTTTCTGACCATTCAAATCCATTAGGTCTTAATGTTCCTATAATACCTTTTGATGTAGCTGTAGTATCACTAGCAGAACTATAAAACATTCTATATTGTGATTTATCTCTTAATACTACACTACTAAATTGTAAAGTATTAGCAGCAGCAGCTACTAGATTAACTATAGGTTGTATAGCTTTACTAACTGTACCTAACTCAACATCTCCTATTCTTGCAGTACCAGCAACTGTTCTAAAACCATCAGGTGCTAAAAATATTAAATCACCTGCAATTTCTTGAATTGTTTTTCCATCTAAACAACCTACATTTTTAGTAACAGGTACTACAGCAACAGTACTAGAATTATTTATATTTTGCAACTTAAATATTGAGTTTCTACAAAATATAAATAGTTCATTACGAAAACTTTTTAATCCTACTATTTTATCTTCTAATGTTACACTACCTGAACCTGAACTACTAAAACTATCTACATCTCCAGTACCACTATAATAAACAGTATTAGGTGTTGTAGGGTCTCCAGCAACAACTAAATGATTATCATGTATTGTACAAAACTTAGCTTTAGTAGAACCACTTATAGTTATTTGACTAGCAAAAAAAGTTCTAGCTGTTAAATCAGCAGAAGTTCCTGTCATTTTAAATAAAAATGGTTTGTTATTACCACTTTTATCTGTAATAATTACTTCACCATAATCTGTAGTACCTTCGAATACTGCAAATTCACATTGGTCTACACCTGTTAAAGATAATTCACTTCTACCACTAAAGGTAGAATAGTTATCTCCACTTGCTGAAACACTATCTTTATTTAATTGTAGCCAAGCACTTTCTCCATCTTGACTAAAAAATATATCATTTCCTACTACAGCTAATACTCCATCAGCATATACTAATAAACCTTCTACATCATTAGTAGAATTAGGTAAAGTATCTCCAAATAAAGTATATCCATTTATTCTTCTATATCCACCTTCTGTTGCAACCTCAAAGTTTTTTAACTTAGTAGCAACTCCGGGAGTTTGTAATAAAGCTAAAGAATTTGTAGACTTATTAAGTCCACCTCCTAAAGGTACTGAAAATGGTTGAGAACCTGCCACTAAAAATATCTCCTATCATCTGTCATATTTCTAGGTGTTGGATTTATTAAATTAGATTTCATAGCTCTTAGATTCTTTTTATATTCATTTAATGCAAAATTAGCTTGTTGTAAATTTTCTTTAAATTGATGTACATAGTATCTTGTTTTTGCTGTTATTACATTACTATATTGTTCAGGCATAACAATAGTATCATCAAAAGCTGATAAAGCTGTTGGTTTTGTAAATGCATAAAAATGCACATTATAAACTTTATCTGGTATAGGACTTAATCCAAACTTTCTATGGTCTGGACTTTTAATAACATATCTAGGTTCACCATGTCCAGCATCTGAACCTTCTGCATCATCTGCATTTTCACTATCTCTATAATATTGTTTCCAATCAGCTAGTGATAAAAATTTTAATCCTTTAGAAACATAAGGACTTGATTCACCACTTACATTTATTGTTGTTAAATAAAAATCATCCCAATCTACAGATGCATAATCTGTGGTTATACTAGAACTATCAGATTTTAAAGTATACCATCTTGTTCCTGCTACAGTTGCTACTGTTACATTACCATAAAAAGGGTCTGTACCTCCACTAACACCAGCACTAAAAAAGGGTAATTGAGGTTCATCATTAGCTATATCAAATATAGATTTATTAATTGCATCTTTTACAAATGCTTGAATGCCTGTAGCACTTGCAAAATTACCAGAAGTTAAAACAACTTCATTTAGTTCTCTTAAAACTTCATTACTTAAATCTAGATATGTTGTAGCCATTATTTTTTATGTACCTTTTGTATTGCAAAATTTGCCATTAAACTTGCACCCTTGTGCTTAACAAACTTTCCTGTGTGTTTCATTAATTTAAAACTACCATTTTTTTGTTTCATCCAATGGTAGCCTTTTGGTGCTTTAACTTTCATTAGTTAGGCATACACTTAGGTGTACCTTTGTATTTAGGTTGAGAACCTTCCATCATAACTTCTCCACCATGTCCATACTTCATACGACCACCATGACCTTTTTTCTTTCTCATCATTTCAGCGTAGCCACCACCTTCTTTTTTCATTCTTTTATTTTTGTAATTCATGTTTTTTCCTTTAAAAAATGGAGGAGACCGAAGCCTCCCCCGAATTGATATTAATCAATGCCATAAAATGCACTTACCATTGCTTCAGGTCTAAGTACTTTCGCACCATAAACATGAAGACCTCTTACTATATCACCAAACGATGTTGGGTCTCTTAACACTTCTGTTGAGAGAATAGTATTAGCAGTTGCAGTAGAGGACATATGACCACCCATACATTTACCAGCAGCATTAGATGTACTAGCAATGTTGTTAGATTTGTACATATCAAATCCTCTTAATTTACCACTTGAAACTAATCCGTTTCTAATTGAACCTTGACCTGCGTTGAAGTCTACAGATAACAATTTAGAAGCTGATTGACCTAGAACTTCGTAGAAGTCAGGACTTGCGACAAACCATCTACCTTCTTCAGGTACATTTTGTTCATCTAAAAGTCTTGCCATTCTAGCTAAAAGGTCTAGAGGGTCTGTTTCACCAGATACACCTAAATCTATGTTACCAGTTCCATCATATACTCCAGCACCTAAGTCTGTAGCATTATCAGCACCTAACACATGGTCTGGTGATGAAGATGAAACTCCTGAGAACATAGTAGCAATAACAGCAGCATCATATGAATCTTTTAATGCATATGCAGCACTTGAAGAAGCTACTTCTTTGAAGTTAACATGTGACATATTTGTTTCAATATCATCTACGATGAATTTGAAAGCTTTAGCACTATCAACAACTAAGGTAATTTCTTGGTCTGTTAGTCTAGTTTCAGTTGTATCAGTATTTCTTGTGTAATCAGACACAGAAATAACTGGTTCTTTTATAATCTTTACTGAGTCTCCATAAGCAGAAATTTCACCAGCATAATCTGTGTTGGTGATAGCTTCAACTACCGAGGCTTTTCTAAAGAAGTTTAAAACCTTTTTAGAGTAAACCGAAGGTAAAAAGAAACTATTAGTTTGTCCACTTACGGAGTTAGCAAAGTTAGCATCGGTATCGGTTGACGGTTCAAAATATTGAGCCATGATACTTTCTCCTTTAAGTTATAGTTTACTTTGTGATTCTGCCTTCTTGCATAGCATCTGATATGTCTTGTTCGTACTTATCAAATTCTGCCATACTCATAGCAGCAATCTCCCTTTCTGACCAAATCTTTTCCTGTTTAGGTTCAACTGTTGTTGTTTTAGTTGATACCATATCAGCAGCAGATTTAGTCGGTTTAGAAGATGACTTAGTCTTTGTAGGTTCTATACCAAAATCTTTTTTAAATAAATCTAAAGCACGAGAAGCTAAATCGGCATCATTAGCATTTGAATATATCCAAGTTTGAATAGAATCAGGTTGCTCTTTTGCCCATGCATGGAAGTCATCGCTGTTTCTAATATCTTCAAAATCAGGATGTTTTTCCATTAACCTTTTTTCTGCATCTTTTTGTATTAACTCTTGTTCTCGCTGTTGGAGTTTACTAAGGCGTTCTTCTAGAACTTTTGCT